ATGCTTGCCTTGCAGGCACAGCGATTCACCGGACGCCGCGGCGACATCCTGGGGCTGCTCCGGGTTTCGCGCTAAAAATGGTCGGAGCGCGGGGATTCGAACCCCGGACCCCTACCCCCCCAGCGGGGCGGCCTTACTAGATAATCAAGCTAATTCAATACTCATCGGTGCTGATCGTTCCCCATCGGTCCACACGAATCCCGTTCATTCTTGGGCATATCTTGGGACAAGAACCAAACTGAAACGCCGCCCTGACGGAAATCAGAGCGGCGATGGATCAGATCATGACAGTGTAGAATGCGAGGGCATCTCGCAATGTCATGCCTATCATGTGGTGATATTTGCGACAAGGAAAATCATCCGCTCACGGATAACAATTTCGCCGGTGTCGTCATGACGGACACCTTCACCAAGGACCGCTTCACCTATCTGGAAACGCTTTCGGCTGATCCTAGGATTTCCCCAATCGAGTTCGAGGTCGGCTTTGTTATAGCGAAACACGTTAACCGCAAAAGCAGAGAAGCATGGCCCGGCCTTATGCTGATTGCCAAGGGCATCGGGGGAAATGAGAAGACCGTTCGCCGCGCCATCGCCAAACTCGTCTCTCTGGGCTACCTGACCCGTCGCCGTGCCGGTCGCGGAAATTCAAACCGCTATACGGTCATCCTCAAAAAGCAGACGGATGATCGGACTCCTGTGTCCAGTCATGTGCAAAAAAATCCGCAGTATGATCGGACCCGTGTGTCCACTCATCCGCAACATGATCGGACATACACAACTGATCATTCAACCCCGTTTGATCGGACACATGATCGGACATTGGAGGCCCCGATGAGTGGACACCCATGTCCACCTAACCCTTTGATGAACCCATTGAAGGCAGAAAGAGAAGGGTCGTGGGTCTTACAGACCCCCGAAAGAGACCCTTCTCTTTCTGCCGAACTCTCTGAGGTTATCCTTCCAACAGTTAGTACCGGTGTTGCCAGCACAGAAGGAAAGGCTCCTTCGGGGGGCTTGAGGCCCCACGCCTTTCCTCCCGCGCCGCCAACACCGATTGCATGCGCAGAAAGAAAGGAAGGAAGTTCGACGCGTGAAAACAAAAAGAAAAAGACACCGCACCAAGAATACAAAAGCGAATTTAATTATCTTTGGAAGAGCCACTTCTATCCGAGCATTGATAAAGCGACAGCACGCGCCGACTATATCATGGAACGCAGTACGGGCACCACTTTCGAAACCATTCGTGATAGGTTGGATAATGACGTGCCCTTCTGATGATCCTTACACGGACCAATTTGCTAGATGTAATAAAATGCCCGTAAATCAACAGCCGTGGCCATGGAGGGGGTTTTGTATGTTCAGGCTACTACCCCTGCGCTCGACCCCGGCAAGCGGCCTACGCATTGATGTATGGCCCGGCAAAAAGGTACTGGGTGAAGGACGTGAGCACGGGGCCGCCGCACCCCGAATAATCCGTAGCGACTGCAAATTCTGATGGCTGCGCTCAACCAAAAAGAATTCGCCAAGCATGTCGGTCTGTCACCAAGCCGCGTCCGGCAACTTCTGGCGATTGGATTACCTGCAAATGCCGACGGCAAGATCGATGCGGCGAAAGGCAAGGAGTGGATCGACAACAATCTCGATCCGAAGCGGCGGGATGCCGCCAAGCCGGGGTTCGACAGTTCCAAACTTGGTGCGATGGCGCGAATGCGGGCTTTCAAGATGGGCGTCGAAAGCCGTCTACTGCAAATCGAGTTGAAGCGGGCGGAAGGCGACTCGCTGGACCGGGCGGAAGTAGAGGCCGCCGCGTTTGGGCGGGCACGGTACGAAAGAGACGCATGGCACGGCTTTACTGCCCGTGCCGCTGTTACTCTTGCTGGCGAACTATCCTGCGATCCGCAGAAGACCCATGCGGCGCTGGATCGCCTCATCCGCGAGCATCTCAAGGAACTGGCGGCGACGCCGTGGAACTTGTCATGAGTGCCGTTGTTCAGGCGTTCGATCAAGCGTGGCGCTCCGGCCTTGCGCCCGATCCGGCTATCAGCGTCGGCGAGTGGGCCAACGCATACAGGATGCTTCCCGCAAGCGCCGCCGAACCCGGCAGATGGCGCACCAGCCGGACGCCATACCTTGCCGACATCATGGACGCGCTGTCGCCAGCCTCGCCGGTGGAGCGGGTGGTCATCATGAAATCCGCGCAAGTTGGCGGCAGCGAAGCCGGTCTGAACTTCATCGGCGCAATCATCCACCTGTGGCCCGGTCTGACCCTGCACGTAAGCCCCACGAGCGAAAGCGCCCGGCGCTTTGTACGGTCCCGCCTTGATCCGATGCTTGAAGCGACGCCGGAGTTATCATCGCGCATCGTAACGCCGGGGCCGCGCAAGAGCGGCAACAGCACGTTCCTCAAATCCTATCCCGGCGGGATGCTCGCAATGGTGGGCGCGAACAGCGGCGTCGGCCTTCGGGCCACCCCGGCCCGCTTTGTGATCCTTGACGAGATTGACGGATTTCCCCGTGATGCTGGCGGTGAAGGCGATCCGGTCCAATTGGCCGTGGCCCGCACCGCAACCTTCCGTGGTCGCCGGAAAATCCTTCTGATCAGCACTCCCACGATTGAGGGCGCAAGCAGGATCGCGTCGGCCTATGCCGAAACCGACCAGCGCAAGCTGTTCTGCCCGTGCCTCTCATGCGACGAAAGCTTCACCCCCCAATGGGAGCATGTTAGCTGGCCGGAAGGCAAACCCGGCAAGGCGCACCTCGATTGCCCGGTCTGCGGCGGCATCCATGAGGAACGGGATAAGGCGAAGTTGCTGGCGGGCGGTCATTGGCGGGCAACGTCGCCCGGCGACGGCAGATCGGCAGGGTTTCACATTACGGGCGTGATTTCCCCCTTCGTATCATGGGCGGAACTGGCCCGCGACTTCATCGCGGCCAAGGCCGACACCAGCCGGATGCAAGTGTTCGTCAACACGGGCTTGGGACTTACCTACGAGGACACGGAAACCGCGCCGCTGGCTGTGGACGTGCTTCTGGCACGGGCAACCGAATGTGAAATCCCATGGGCGGACCTTCTGCCCGATGGCGCGGCGATCATCACCTGCGGTGCGGACGTGCAACAGGACCGGATCGAGTGTGAGTTTGTCGCTTGGGGTGCGGGCGAGCGTTCATGGAGCATCGCCTATGATATTTGCTGGGGCGACACCTCGCAGGATGCGGTGTGGACCGCCCTCGACGTTCTGATAGCCCGGCGCTTCCGCCATCCGCGTGCCGTTCCCGATCTTGCGGTTTCCGCCGTCGCCATCGATGCCGGATTCAGGACCGACCGGGTGATGGGCTTCGCTCAGAGCCGCGCCTCAAGGCGCGTGTGGGCGGTAAAGGGCCGTGCGGGGCCGGGCATCAAGCCTTGGCCGTCAAGGCCGCCCAAGCCGCGCCGTGGCGGTGTGGTGCCGGTCCACATCGTTGGCGTTGATCCGCTCAAGATGACGCTCATGCAGCGCCTGCGCATAACCGACGCCGCGCCGGGTTATTGCGCATTTCCGAGCGACAGGGATCGTTCGTGGTTTATGCAGGTGACGTCCGAGCGGCTCATCCGGAAATATCAGGCCGGGCGGCTTCGTCTGGAATGGTTGTCGGACCGGCAAATCAGGAACGAAGCCCTCGACTGCCGCATCTACGCGACCGCCGCGCTCCACGGCCTTTATGCGCTTGGCCTCGCCCTTGATGTTGGAGTTGAAAAATTGACCGCTGCTCCGCTTCGCACCACGCCAAATAATCAAACTATGGAGCAACGTCCCGTGGCGCGCACGATCCGATCACGATGGCTGGAGGGGTGACGCGCGCCGCAACGAGATTATTGTGCTAAAGACTAGGCATGGCCAACGATGACCAAAGCCCAGCCGACAAAAAGGTTGATGAACGTCCATTTTTCGATGAAAAGCTGGAAGCCTTTAAGCATGTGCTTGGTCGCGCTCAAAAGATTTCCTACACTATGCACGGTACGCGGACTGACACGATGGGATCTTGGGCATCTGGAATTCTATTTCGAATTTGTGTTCAGGGAGACAGTATAAAGAACATACTGCGTTACAACGACTACCTCGACCATTTTTCAATAGCAGTGGTGGTGCGAAGCATTATCGAAGCCGCTTTGATGCTGTTCTATGTAAGCGAGACTGGATTAAGTGAAGAGCAGCGTAAGCTTCGAAGAGATGTTCTCTTCTTGAGTGATTGCCACACTCGGCTAAGGATGTTCAAAGCACTCGGCGACAACGATGAGGCTGAAAAAGGACGCACCATTGCTGACGAGTTGAAAGAGCGAATTTCTTCCAATCCTGAATTTGCCAAATTGCAAAAGGATGAGCGTACAAAGATTATGCGGGGGCTCTCGGCGTATGTGGGGGGAGTAAGAGGGGTCATTCGTACTGCAGGTCTATCAACTGAGTGGTATGACTCGATCTACGTTCCACTCTCCTCCTTCACCCATTCAACGACATATAGTTTTATGGATATGACAGAGCGAAAAATTGCCACTGGCCGGTCCGACTACGCTCATTACAGCGCTGGGATGTCACTGTTCTATGTAGAGGAAATCATCTCGCTTGTCGTTCAACGCATGGAGAACTTCGTGTTGCCACTACCGCCGGACTAGCCTCTTGCTTCTCTCCGTAGCCCGAGGCGAACATGCTCGAATGGTGGAAATTAAAGAGGCGACTCGACGTTCATCTATTCTTCCGCTTCGAAAAAATCAGTATCTAACTTCTTTAGATCTATGCTGCGCCACGACCGGACACCGACGCCATGTTTAATTAGAAGATGGCTGAGCTGTTCTCCATCGATCAATATTAAGCGTTGGGGCGCTTTTTTTGCGAACTGTTCTGCTTGTGAAGTGAAGTAACTGGTGGTTACAAATACTCCCTTGTGCGCCCCATGCCCCACAAGGGCGCCCATGAACGCTTGAATATCTTTTATGCTTATAGCGCTATCTTCTTTGTAACGCTTGGCCTGCAGATACACGACATCGAGTCCCAACGCGTCTTCCGTGATGAGACCATCAATACCCTGATCGTTCGGACCCCCCGTCTGAACACCATTGCCGGACGCCCCATAGCCCATTGCCAACATAAGCCGGATGATAAGGCGCTCAAAAAATCCCGGATGCGCTACCCCTATTGCTTGCAGTAATTCCTTGCGGAGTGCCGCCTCGATTTCTCCGGCAGCGGTATCAATTTGTTCGAATGGTGTTTGCGCAGCGGGTTTTATCAAACCGTCCGCAGCCTCGATAACTTCTGCGACGCCTTCCGCTTCTCCGTGCCCTTCTTTCGTCCTTTGCTTGAATTGATTAAAGGCCGGAAATCTTGTTAGGACTTTCCGATCTATGCGGTTTAATTTTTCAGTGAGCAATTGACGCCCGGCTTCGGTGATTTCTACATGTCCCCGTTTAGGCCGTCGTAATACCCCTGCCTGCGCTAAATAGGTGGCGGCCCAATGAACTCGAGCATCAAAGAGGCGGGTTCCACTTTCTACGCGTTTTTCCCGCTCTTCATCGTTGAGTCCAAACTGGTCGGCGAGAAGTTTAACCGCATCTCGAATTCTGCAGGGTCCCCGCTCCGTGATCTTCAGCAGCGGTAACATCAATGTTTCGTAGTCCGGTATCGTCATGGGAACCCCCTGAAACAGGATTACTCGATTAAAGCCCCAAACTCTACTCAAGCCCTCTCCAGATGCCGGTTGCAAGTTGCAACCATTTCTGGTAGCAAGCTGCAACCGAAAGCCGGAGGCGCTCATGCAAAAGCTTAATTCCCAGCAGTTCTATGCGCTCTCGGGAACGGTTCGCCCGACATTCAAGACGGCGATTAATCGACAGGAAGCAGCCTTATCATTCGGCATAGGCCACAAGCTTGCTGGGGGAATCTTTCTCGATCTTGATGTCATCGCATGGCGGCTGACTGACGAGTTGACGCCGGCCTTTGGTCGGAAGCTTGCAGCTGCTCTTATCAAAGGATTTTCAGACGTGTGGTGCGAGGCGGTGTCCAATGCCGACCGGCTGCCGGAGCCAATCTTTCTTGTAGTCGTAGAACAGGGTCACAAACTTCAAGGCGGAATGCGGGCGACCTATGAAGGAGTGAACGTCGGTCAGGCAACTATGGCGGAATTCGCGAAGGCTAGCGTCAAGGCCAAGATGGTTCCGAAACGCATCACCCTCGTTAATGTCAATGCGGTGCTGGCCACCATCAGAAGCAAGGCGGCGGATATCGGTTTCAATCTATCGGCACCCTTCATTGTGATGGACGATCCTCTGTTCATACAGGCGCGTGAGGAGGCCAGAAAGAGCCGCGAGGCTCGCGTCGCCCGGATCGGAGCGCGGCCATGACCTTTCCCGCACTCACCAAGAAGGAACACGCCGCCGCCATGCGGCACATGGCAACGCCCGCATACAGGGTGGCGGTGGAGACATGGCGCAAGCGCCGTGCTGCCGGAGAGGAACTGAACTTTCCGGCGATGGCCAAGGAATTTGGCATCCCGATCCAAATCATTCTCGCCTACGTCGCAAAGGACATAGAGCGGGCCACGGGCCAGATCATCATTCCGATAGGTCGGCCATCATGACCACCACCACCACCACCATCCCGGCGAAGAAGGAAAAAAACTCATGACCAATGTGATTGCATTTCCGAACCCCAAGGCCGTTGCCCGCAGCCGTGATCGCAAGGAGGCGCTCGGCGTAATCATCCCGCGACTCAAGGCGCTCATGGCTCAGGGGTGCACTGAGTTCGGTGGGCTTGGCCTGAGGTTCCACTCAGGTTTCGATGGCGGCGAGGCCGTCTATTTCCGCGTACATGTGGGTCCCAAAATACTGATGACCGGCCATCTTAATGTGGCGGGAAAGTATTGCATCATTGATGGCCAGACGGTGATCGTCGCCAATGAGTACATAGCCGATGTGGCGATCATGTCGTGGAAGCGCGGGGAATGGGAGGCACGTCTGTTCGGATGAATCTCCGCCGCCTCACCAAATGGCTCCCGCCCCTTGCCGCCAAGGTGCTTCGCCCAAGGTTCCTTGAGCGTTCCTATGATGGCGGTGGCGGTGGACGCCGCTGGCGTGGTGCGGGAGAGCAACCGAATACGCCGCTCGCCATCTTGGCCGCAAGGTCCGCGATTTCTCGCAGGGCGAGGTACCTTGTAGGCAACAATCCTTTGGCAAATTCCGGCGTCGCCGCATGGACGTCGGCCCTCGTGGGCACAGGAATCAAACTTCAATCAACGCACCCCGATCCCACTGTCCGTGCTCAAATCAACGCGGCGTTCGAGGCGTGGACCGATTTTGCCGACGCGGACGGCCTCTCTGATTTTTACGGCCAGCAGGCCATGGTGGCTTCACGGCTTTGCGTTGATGGCGAATGTCTCGCCATTCATCAGGTGACGGAAACCGGACGCTATCGCCTTCGGCTTCTCGACATCGATCAGCTTGATTCCAGCATGACCCGTGAACTGGGCGGCGGCTCCCGTATCGTGCAGGGTATTGAATTCGATGCCAGCGGAACGAGAACGTATTTTCACATCTTCAAAGAGCGTCCCGGTATCTCAACCACGCTCGCCTCAATCCGAGTACCAGCCGAGAACGTATGCCATGTCTTTCGCGTCGAAGCCCCCGGTCAGGTCCGTGGGCTAAGTTGGTTTGCGCCGGTCCTGTTACGGCTCCGGGAGCATGACGAAGCCATTGACGCCCAACTTCTGCGGCAAAAAGTGGCGGCGATGCTCTGTGCCTTTGTTGTCGATCCCACCGGCGCGGGGGCCGGTTTCCCTGTATCTGGCGATACGCCATCGCTTAACGGCATCCTTGAAGGCGGAATGGAACCCGGCACCATCAAGGTTCTGAACAGCGGGCAGGACATCAGAATTTCGGAAGCAGCGCCGATTGGCGCGGAAGCAATCCAATTCCTCAACCTCACGGCCCGCGAAATCGCCAGCGGTCTTGGCGTTCCGTATGAAAGCCTCACCGGCGATCTTTCGCAGGTAAATTTTTCTTCGATTAGGGCGGGACTCATAGAGTTCCGTCGCCGGGTGGAAGCAATTCAGCACAGCGTCCTTGCCTTCCAATTCCTACGCCCGGTCTACCGGCGCTGGCTCACCATGGAAATTCTCTCCGGACGGATGAAGGCTGAAGGCTTTGAGCGCGACCCGGAACTTTTCCTGTCCTGCAAATGGATTAACCCGAGGGCGGTTTTTGTCGATCCCCAGAAAGACGTTGAGGCGGAACTTGCCGCCATCGCTGGCGGCCTCATGTCGCGCCGCGAGGCCGTCGCCAGCCGTGGCGTAGACATCGAGGCGCTGGACGCGGAAATCGCCGCCGATAACGCCCGCACCAAATCGCTCGGCCTTGATTTCACTGCCAAGCCTGAACCGAAAAAGGAGATGCCAGCATCATGACCCGCGCCGTCATCCTATGGCTGGCAATGGCCACGTCCGTCAACGCCGCCACACTTGAGGAACGCACCTTCCCAGCATCGGTCGTTCGCGTAATCGATGGGGATAGTGTTGTCGTGCAGATCGAAAATTGGCCTCTGCCCTTCAACCCGGTCGAGTTGCGCCTTGAAGGCATCGATACGCCGGAGAGCAGGAAGCAGGATGCCAAGTGCGAAAAAGAACAAAA